ACGGCCCCTACGGTATCGCATGTAGGCGATGGGGAATAACGCTGGCAGTCTGCCATAAAAAATACACGGACATTGGCCGAATTGTAGGGACTTCCCGTGGGAAGCCCGCCAGAAATATTCGACCACAGCCCATTCGGGTATAATAACAGGATTTTACGATGGATACGAAAATGGCGATGTCGTCAGTTTGAGTATCTGCCGCCGCGTTGCGGCATCGGAGTCCGGGCGGCCTGTGGGCTGTGAATTGTGCTCTGTGTCCTCATTTTCCTAAATCTACTGGAAACAGTTGCAAAATAGGCGCTAATCACGGTATAATGTGATATTGAAGGCATTTGCCCAATTAACCCGCATGGTTAAGCCATTCTTGTTTAAAACGGCAAAAATTCGTCAAAAATTTCTACGCAAAAATTTTTTCAATCGATTGGGCCGCTTTCCGTCTCATGTCGTCTGTGTAATCCACGTAGACATTTAAAACGGTACTAACCGTGTCTCCCAGGAGAGCTGACACTGTCTTGATGTCGGTGCCATGGGCCAGTAGCATGGTCGCATAGGTATGGCGTAAGCTATGGATAGAGGCATCCGGGACGACTTTCTTTATATACCCGTCCAAGGTTCTGTGTAGCAGCTTGGGTGGGATTAACTGTCCACTTATTTGCCGGGGCTCGGTATGGCGATATGCTAACAAGATTTGCCACAGCTTTGCCGGAATCGGGATGACCCGATGACCGGCGGCTCCGTTTTTGATGTTCATGATTCCGCGTTTCCCATGTCCTATCCGGCCATATTGCTTCGTGACACTGACCTGGCGGTTTTTCAAATCTATATCATCCCAGGTCAGCCCCATGATTTCCCCTAAGCGCATCCCTGCATATCCGGCAATGGCACAAATAACATAGTACTTCATCGGCCGGACCTTCATGCCTTCCATGAGCTGGTCAAATTCGTCCTGCGTCAGCGCCCGGATCTTGTGTCGGCGGTTTAGCTTCCTGGGCTTCAAGTGGATGGCTGGGTTATCCTGCCGGAGATGGTAGGGCTCGACAGCGTGGGACAGGATCATCTTGAGGCAGGTTACATAGAGCTGGTAGCTGGCGTCAGCACACTGCCAGTTGCTCATCGCCTGCTGGATGTCCAGATAGGTGATCTTACGGACTGGCATGGCCAGAAACTTCGGGCCGTAATTCTTCAGTGCGTAGCGATAGGCCAGGACGGAGTTATACGTCAGGTTGCGGCTGCGGAAAACGTATTCAGCAAATTCGGCCAGGGAGATGTCGACGAGTTCCGGCGCGATGGGCTGGCTCTTCATCGCATCCAGTACGTCGGCCAGGAGCTTTTCGCCGGCGGCTTTGGCAGCCTTCTTGGTGGCAAGGCCCTGTCGTGACTTCTGCCGCCAGCGGCCTGCCTGGTCCTTGTACGACAAGATGACCTGCCAGCCGCGGTCTTTTTCGCGGTACGAAAAATGATAGGTTAAATCAGTCATAAAAATAACCTCCTTTGCGTAAAGGGAGGCTGATGTGATATACTGATAGCGTAAATCAGCCCCACACAATGGATTTACAAATTGCCGATACGGTGCTGCAATACCGCCGGCATGTCCCGCTTCCTGCTGCAACAGGAGACGGGACTTTTTTTTATATTAATCGTGCCATTTATGGCCACAGTCCATACATGTATACCGTAGGCGGTTAGAATGGTGCTTACCTGCGATTAATCCTAATGGGCCTAATAATGCCGTGCCGACAATGCCTTTAGTTAAGCTGTATCCCTTTTTATCTATATAGATATTTCGTGAGTGGCATTTGGGGCAGAATAGTCCTTGCATTTCTTCGCCTTCCTGGTCAAATGCTTTTTTCGCTTGTTCGGCTTCCCGGGCGATTTGGGCAGCTTTTTCTTCGGCTAACGCCAGGGCATTTTCGTTACTTTTGATGCTGGATATAAAGGTAACGGAATCACGAAGGCTACAGCCGGTTAGCTGACGAGCTTCTTTAGCGGCATTAATTCCGTCGTTTCTCTTTTTGTATAGCTTATATCGAACGGCTAAATCAACTACATCCACCTGGACGCCGTTTAGCATCCATAGAACCTTTTTAGGCTCGGAATCTGCTACTTCGGTATTCGCTACTTTTGCACCGCAGTTTGAGCAAAATTTTGCGCCGTCTGCCAATTTGGCGCCACAATTTGAACAGAACATATAAATCATCCCCTAAAAATTAATAAATATATTTTCTACCCAGCTATGAAAAACTGGAAGTCATCTATTTCGGTATCCAAGTCTTGATTGTGGAGCATTTTTTCCAGCAGGTCCGCTTGGATGTCGGCGCTGAAGTCGTTGCCCTTGATGTGCATCAATTCATGAAGGACAGCGGCTTTTTGCATTTCCCAGGAGCAGTGAGAATTGACAATAATAGTGTAGCTGCCATCTTCATTCATATGCGTGAGGGCTCGCACATGATAGGGCATATCTTGATAGATTAATATAATATTCATAGGCTACTTTTTACCTTCCTTCGCCTTTAGCCCGTTAATTAGATTCAGGACAATGTCAATATCATCTTTGCTGAGGTCTTTGGTAGCATCAAACAGAATGCGCCGGTTCGGATCTGTGCGCAACTCTTCGGCTAGGGCAGCAACGTCCGGATCGGAATAGTAGCTCTGGCCATCGTCGGCAGAGCCATCACCTGTTTTTAGCCAATCAATTGATATATGGAGAATTGCAGATAAATTGTCCAGTTGAGTTGACGTAGGCGCTGACGTGCCAGCTACAAAATTGCGCATTAGCTCAGCTGTTATACCACATTTTTCAAGAGACTGCCACTCGGATTCAGAAATACCCCGATCTGTTAACAGTTTATCTATACGAAGTGATATTTCCCCATTTAAGTCCCAGCCCATCAAATAGCTAGGCGTAGTATTTAATGCTTTCGCGAATGCCGCAATTTTCGATTGCGTTATATCATTTTCGCCTTTTTCTATTTTAGCTATTGTAGATCGAGATTTATATCCTAATTTTTTAGCTAACTCGTCTTGAGACATTCCTAGTTCTTCACGTCTCTGTTTTATTCTTTTATATAAGTCCATGGTAAAGCCCCCATAAATTATAGTATATGTTGTCCTTGACTATAAGATACCATACTGTTTATTAAAAATCAACTTTTATTTATGGAATTATATTTAAGTGTTGACATATAATCAACAATCGGATATAATGACAGTGTGATTAAAAATCAACAAAGGAGGTGATTAAATTGACCAATACCACTAAACTAGAAATGGCAATAACCCGCTCTGGTTTAACAAAAAAATTCTTGGCAGAAAAATTGGGATTATCCACTATGGGCCTTTATAAAAAAGTCCATAATTTAACAGAATTTAAGGCCAGCGAAATTGAGATGTTAACGAAACTCCTGCATTTAACACCTTGCGAAAGAGATGCTATTTTTTTTAACACCAATGTTGATTTAAAATCAACTATCGTATAAGGAGGATCATCATGACGAACAAGGAAATGAAAAAGCTCGAAATCAATTTCAAGAATCGCTGGGTTGATTATCTTCATGCTGATTATGAAGCTAAATTCGGTAACAGCGGGTATACCGAAGATGACGCACAACGCAGATTGAACATGGCACTCGGATATAGCCGCGCTATTTTCGACGTCCTCAGTCTTACCTATGACCCGGATACTACACAGCGGCTTATCGCCATGTGGTGCAGAGAAGCTACAGATGCGTTGGTTGCCGACAAAAAAGCCCAGGCCGAATATAACGCGCAGCGGAAGAAGTGACCGAAAGGAAGGCGCGTAATATGGACACAAAAAGAAAAGAGCCATGCAAGAGCATGACTCGAGAAGAACTTCTGAGGCAGCATCAAGATTTAATTGTATTAATTATTTCACTTGTTTCATTACTAGTTGCATGTGGCGCGCTTAGTGTCTCACTGTATATGTTAAATAGCTGACGTATAGCAAAAAGAGGAGAGAACATGAAGCTAAAAATTATGGCCATCGTGCTGTTCGCACTTGCGGCCCTGGGCATCGAGTACTGGATTTACTACACCGGGATGCTCAAAGAGCACATGACATTTCTGGAATTTCTGTTACTTATCAGTAGAAGTTAAGGGAGATGAGAAAATGAAACATTACAACGAATACGTAGACAGCCGTGGCTGGCATTATCGAGCTATGCCGCTTATCGGCGGTCAGCCATACGCACCTTGCTATCAGCGTACACCCGGTGGCGGTTGGCATCGGATGAAACAGATGATGTTGCGCATGACATTGGCCGAAGCCCAACAAGATCTTGACGAATATGCAGCCAATAAAGGCTGGACAGGAATTGACTAAGAGAAGGAGGCGGGAGCATGACAAGCAAGGAAAAAGAGCAGCTGATAGAAATGTTGAAAACCCAGCTCAAGTATAGATGGGCACACGCGATTAGTGCGCAGAAGATAGCCCGAAAAAGCGCATCGGAAACTGCATATGTAAATTTCAAGTTTAAAGTAGGCATGGCCCTGGGATGCAAAGGCAGCTGCTTATGTACTTTCAGCTTGCCGGCTTTTCGGGCATCATCAAACGATTGGTTTAATATCGTTAACCAATGGATTCGCGAAGTCGAATACGCCGCCGGTGAAAAACTGGAAACCGACATGTGATTGATAAAGAGGAGGCGGATCATGAATAAGAAAGAAAAGACGTTCTTGGAAAACAACCTGTATGAGAACGAATTAAGGAAGCTATGCTTGAATGAAGCCCTGAAAAACACAAAGAGCAAGCTGGTCCGTATGCAGGTAAACGCGGCCAAAGCCGCTACTGAAGAAGCGGAATATATTTGCCGACAGCTGGCACCAGACTTGGACATTAATGGAATCAGGGCAAAGGCCCGGGAATCATTTGAACTGGGGAAAGGATAAGGAGGCGGGAGCATGACAAAAAAAGAAAATCATATATCGGATAAGTTATACGCTACGTTACACGTAAAAAAAGGGCAATTGCCCAACAATCGCCCTTTTGATTTGAAAATTAGAAATAAAACAAATGTAGATGCAACCGTTAATGAACTAGTTACAAAGAGAGCTCAGAAGAAAGATAATCCTTCGTTGCCTGGTTGAGCATATCAGCCCAAGAGTCGAAATTGGTAGCATGTGAAACATACTGATCAAATTCGTCATCAGGGATAGCTTCGAAGTCTTCTTGCGAATTCACTACAAAGTTTCCAACTTTTAAGAATTCATCAAAAGAAGAACAATCCGTATGCTTTTCCATAAAAGTTTTTGTAAATAACTTGTCAAAGCTGACAGTATGGGTTCCTTCTAGACGATGAACATTATCTTCAAGCTTTTTTAATGAATTGATCAAATCGTCGAAACTATTAGTATTTGTACTCATCACAATCACCTCCTTTCATGACAATTATAGCATGGTAGGGGATACGAAAGGAGGTTAGACACATGAAGCCGGTTATCTCAATCGCTGAATTGATGGAACGCTGGGGGCTTTGCCGTACCGCCATCACCAAAATGGAGCAGGATGGCCTGCTGAAACGGCTCAAGCTCCCTGGGGTCAAGTACAGCATGAAAAATATCCTTGAGCTCGAAGGCATGGACTCATCTGATTGGACGCACAGCCCCTTTGATTGGCGGCGGCTCCAAGATGAGCTGGCACGTACCCAGAAAGAGCTGGAACGGTGCCGGACCTTCATTAGCCGATTGTCGGCTGATATGAGCCAGTTTGAATACGAAGAAAGGAGGGATTCACATGAAGACAATGAAGATTTACGAACATGGGTTGACCAGGCCAAAGCGTAAGCCGCGTTTCCGGGCCGTCCGAAGTGCGATGGCCATCGTGGCCGCCTTGGGAGTCGGGCTGTACCTCGGCAGCACGACGCCATGGTCCCAAGCTGAAACGGTCGCCGCGGATACGGCCATCGTCCACATCGTGGATGAAGGCGAAACCTTGTGGCAGATTGCCGGCCCCGTTGCGAATCGGAGCGGACAAGACATCCGCGAAGTAATTTATAAAATCCAAATCAATAATGATTTGGGGCCGGACCCAACACTGCAGCCAGGGCAGAAATTAATCATTCGCTACTGAAGGGAGGTGATGACCGTGGATGAATTTTTCCGTGACATCATCGAATTCTACAGTGATCCGGAAAACATCCGGGCCCTAGAAGAATACCGTAAAGAACAAGAAACCTTGAAAGGAGGTGAAACGAATGATGTGCGAAACGTGTCCCCATGACGGGTATTGTATCCCCGATGACTGTGCGCTCATGAAAAAAGAGCCGCTCCTGCGCCAACAGGAAACGGCTCCAGCCAAAATAGCTCAAGTCCACTATAGCACACGATCGGAGATTTTACAATTGGATACAGCTCAAAATGATTATGAAATGTTTATTGCTAAAAAGGAACGCCCGGCGGATAATTACGGTTTCAAGGTACCTGTGGATTCCCTGCCGGATGCCTTGTTCGACTTCCAGCGCGATATCGTCCACTGGGCCCTGGCCAAAGGCCGCGCCGCTATATTTGCTGATTGCGGCCTGGGCAAGACCTTGATGCAGTTGGCTTGGGCAGACCAGGTACATCAGCACACGGGCCATCCCATACTGATACTGGCCCCGCTGGCCGTTGCATCGCAGACGGCACAGGAAGGCGCACGGTTCGGAATTGATGCCGTTGTTGTGGAACACCCGGAAGAGGTCATCAACGGCATCAATATCACGAACTATGATAAGCTGGACCGCTTTGATACGTCGGCATTCTCCGGCGTCGTCCTCGACGAATCTTCTATCCTGAAGTCTTTTACCGGGAAAGTACGGACCGCGCTGATCAATGCTTTCTGCCGGACACCATACCGATTGGCCTGCACGGCCACGCCGGCGCCAAATGACTACATGGAATTAGGGAACCATTCCGAGTTCCTGGGCGTCATGACGCGGACGGAAATGCTCAGTATGTTCTTTGTCCACGACGGCGGAGAAACGTCTAAATGGCGCTTGAAAGGTCATGCAGAAAAGGGATTTTGGCACTGGATGGCCGGCTGGGCTGTTGTCCTGGATAACCCGGTCAGCCTGGGCTACCAGGACGAAGGCTACGAACTGCCGGAACTGCATATGCACGAAATCATTGTAGACGGCGATGCGCCGACGCAGGAAAAGCTGACACTGACTCAGCGGCGGAAGGCCCGCAAGGAATCCTTGGACGCCCGATGCAGAGCTGCGGCCGATTTAGTTAACGCCAGCCATGAACAGTGGCTGGTATGGTGTGACCTCAATGCCGAATCGGAGGCGCTCCATAAAATGTGCCATATGTCCCGGCAGGTCCGCGGATCCGACAAGAGCCAATATAAGTCATCTACGATGATGGGCTTTTCCATCGGCGTCCTGAAATGCCTGATCACGAAACCCAGCATCGCCGGGTTCGGGATGAACTGGCAGAACTGTCACAACATGATTTTCGTCGGGCTATCCGACAGCTACGAACAGTACTATCAAGCCGTGCGCCGCTGCTGGCGATTCGGACAGACGCATTCCGTCAATGTCTACGTCATCATATCGGCGAAAGAAGGCTGCGTCAAAGAGAACATCGAGCGCAAGGAAGCCGACGCCATCAACATGCGGCAGAAAATGGCCGAGCTGACCAGGGAATCAGTTAAAGAAAATCTGTCACGGACGACACGGATTATGACCATCTATAATCCGACTACGCCGATGCAGTTGCCTGCCTGGGCAGAAATGAAAGCCGTATGAATTTAATTTACGTTTGTGAAATTTAAGGATGTGATAACCATGGTCAATGTATTGAGCCAATACGTATCCGAACGGGTATCCCTGTATAACGGGGACTCCGTAGAGATACTGCATGGCCTGCCAGACAACTGCCTGCATTATTCTATCTTCTCGCCGCCGTTTTCGTCGCTGTACACCTACAGCAACAGCGACCGGGATATGGGGAACAGCACCAGCGACGGCCAGTTCTACAAGCATTTCGGGTTCCTGATCCACGAATTGGCGCGCGTCATGATGCCGGGGCGGCCGGTATCGGTCCACTGCATGGATATCCCGAAGATGAAGAGCCGTGACGGTGTCATCGGGCTGAAGGACTTCCCAGGTGAAATCATCCGGGCCTTTGAAAAAGCCGGCTTCATCTACCACAGCCGCGTCGTTGTGTGGAAAGATCCGCTCGTCGAAGCGACCCGGACGAAAGCCCTGGGATTGATGCACAAGCAGTTATGCAAAGATTCGGCCATGTGCCGGAACGGCTTGCCCGATTATGTCGTGACATTCCGCAAGCCCGGGGATAATCCGGAACTCGTTGCCCATGAAGACGGGCTCAAGCGGTTCTATGGCGAAAACGAACCGGAAGGCGTGAAGACACTGCGCCCCCAGCCAGACCCGGAACTCGTCGAAGCGAAAAAGAAATATAATACCACCCCGATATACAGTCATCAAGTGTGGCGCCGGTACGCATCGCCGGTCTGGATGGATATCCGGCAAAGCAACACGCTGAACCGGGCGGCGGCACGGGACGAAAAAGATGAACGGCATATATGCCCGTTACAACTGGACCTGATTGCCCGGTGCCTGGAACTTTGGACGAATCCCGATGATATTGTGCTGGACCCGTTCGCCGGCATCGGCAGTGTCCCAGTCGTAGCCCTTCAGATGGGACGACGGGCCATGGGTTTTGAACTGAAGGAATCGTATTACAAGCAAATGGTCATCAATTGCAAAGAAAAAGAGGAGGAAATGAACCATGATTGAAATCAAATTTAAAGGAGACCTCAAAGACGTTATTACCGAAATCGTGAACTTCCGGGATGCATTAAATGCTCCACTGAACCCAAATCTGGATTCAGCAGGGGCGTCGCAGAACGCGACTCCCTCTGCAGCGGTCAATTCTGCGGCCAATGTTGTACCCGCCCATGAACCAAGCCCGCAAGTGACACCGGCAGAAGCCCCGGCAGCGCCTGCCCCGGCTGTTGAAAAGGCTACGCCTGCTCCGGCCACTGAACCGATTACACTGGAAAGCACGCCGAATACGCCGGAAATTCCCAAGGCAACACCGGATGCACCCGTAGCGGCTGTCCCGGTAGCCCCGGCTAAAGAATACTCTCTGGATGAATTACTGACGGCGACAGCGCCGCTCATGGACGCCGGGAAAATTGCAGATCTTCAGGCACTGATGCAGAAATATGGCGTCGCTTCCATGATGGAAATCCCGAAAGAAAAATATGGCGAATTGGCGACAGACCTGCGCGCATTGGGGGCGAAATTATGAGCAAGCAGCATGCATTGTTAAGTGCTTCCTCAGCGCATCGCTGGCTGAAATGCACGGCGGCGCCGCAGATGGAACAGAAATTCCCTGATACAGCGTCTGTATACGCGGCCGAAGGAACACTGGCGCACAGCATCGCAGAACTCAAACTGCGCGCCTATGCCATCGAACCGATGAGCCACGCTACCTTTACCCGGCGATTGAATAAGCTCAAAAAAGATGAACTTTATCAGGCGGAAATGGACGGCTATACCGAAACGTACCTGGATTACATCAAAGGTATCCTGCTGTCGTATAAGGCTAAGCCCTATGTCGTGGCCGAAAAGAAAGTTGATTTCAGCAGCTACGTTCCAAAGGGGTTTGGTACCGCCGACTGCCTGATCATGGCGCATGATGATTTGCATATCGTTGATTTCAAGTATGGAAAGGGGGTTCCCGTCGATGCAGCCAACAATCCGCAGATGAGATTGTACGCCCTGGGTGCCTTATCTGCGTACCAACTGCTGTACCGATTCAAGACGGTACACATGCACATCGTCCAGCCGCGGATCAACAATTTCAGCCAGGAAACGTTAGGCGTCGAAATCCTTCAGGATTGGGCCCATGAAGTAGTCGTACCGAAAGCCCAGGAAGCTGCCGGAGAAAACGGCGGAACGTTCAATCCCGGCGAATGGTGCCGGTTCTGCCGGGCCAAGGCACAGTGCAAGGCCCGTTGCGATGCCTACGCATCCATGGTAGACATCGCACAGGAAAAGCACGATATGACCATGATTACCATGTCGGAACTTGGGGAATACTTGAAAACGGCAAAACTGCTGAAAGACTGGGCCGATGACTTACAGGAATATGCGCAGTCCTGCGCCATGAAAGGCATCCATGTCCCAGGCTGGAAGCTGGTGGAAGGCCGGGGAAGCCGGGTATTCACTGACATGGATGCTGCGTTCAGCAAGCTGATGGAAAACGGTATCGACGAATCGGTCCTGTACGAACGCGTACCGCTGACACTGGCTAAGACAGAAAAAGCCATCGGCAAGAAACTGTTTGCCGACTTATGCGATGAATTCATCGAACGGAAGCCCGGCAAACCGGCTCTGGTACCTGAATCCGATAAGCGCCCGGCGTTAGATCTTACCCCGAAAGCAGCCGATGTTTTTAAACCTATTGACGAAAAAGGAGATAACTAACTATGGAAAACACCAATGTTGTATTAGAAAACGTTCGCCTCAGCTATGTACATCTTTTGAAGCCCTATGGCCGTGACCCGCAAGGCCCGCAGAAATACCAGACGACTATCCTGTTGCCGAAAACGGATACGGCAGGCAAGCAGAAGTTGGATGCCGCCATTGCCGCAGCTACACGTAACGGCTTGAACGGCAAATGGAACGGCACAGCTCCGGCCAAAGTACCTACGCCGATTTGGGATGGCGACGGTCTTACCCAGAACGGGAATCAGTTCGGCCCGGAATGCAAAGGCTGCTGGGTATTCACGGCGTCCAGCGCGGCAGATAAGCCCGTCGATGTCGTTGACGCCCAGATGAACCGCATCATCGACGCGACACAGATTTATAGTGGCGTATATGCGAACATCTCGATTAACTTCTTCCCGTATAACTACCAGGGGAAAAAGGGTATCGGATGCGGCCTCGGACCGGTGCAGAAAATCCGTGACGGTGAACCTTTAGGCGGGTCGGCTCCGTCGGCTAAGTCCGTGTTCCACGTCATTCAGCCGCAGGCACAAGCATCAGCGACACCGGCAATCAACCCCCTTACTGGCCAGCCCATGTAATCGATATATGTGTCTTTCAGGCGCGTGGAACAACCGCGCGCCTATTTTTATCAAGAGGTGATTTACATGCCGAAACATCTCAGCATCGACATTGAAACGTATTCGGATATAGATATCGGGAAATGTGGGCTGTTCAAGTATTGTGACAGTGAAGCCTTTGAAATCCTGCTGTTTGCCTACTCCTATGATTTCGGACCGGTGAAGGTTGTGGACCTGGCATCCGGCCAAGCTATCCCTGGCAATGTCCAGATGGATTTACAGAATCCCGATGTCATCAAGCACGCCTACAATGCGGCCTTTGAAATTACCTGCCTCAACCGGGCTGGGTACTTAACACCAGCAGACCAGTGGCGCTGTACCCTGCTTCATGGTCTGTATCTTGGGTACCCGGCGGGGCTGGCAAATCTAGGTAAAGCCCTAGGCCTGCCAGATGACAAACAGAAAATGGCCGCTGGTAAGGCCCTAATCCGGTATTTCTGTGCGCCATGCAAAGCGACCAAGCGTAATGGCAACCGCCGGCGCAACCTGCCGAAGCACGACCCGGATAAATGGCGGACCTTCAAAGAATATAACGCCCAGGACGTCGTAACCGAGATGGCCGATTACCAGCGACTGCTTGCGTATCCTGTCCCCGACTGGGTGCAGGAGGACTGGGTTATCGACTATGAATTGAACCGCCGGGGCATACAGCTTGATTTAGACCTTGTATACGGCGCTATCCGTATCAATGATGAACACCGCGAGGAGCTGATTCAGCGGGCCATTGCTATCACAGGTCTGAGCAACCCGAACAGCCGGAATCAGTTATTGGAATGGCTCAATGAAAATACGGATCTGAACCTGGAAAAACTGACTAAGGAAACGGTATCAGAATCCCTGCAAGTAGCCAGTGGCGCCGCGGAAGAAGTACTGCGGATCCGCAAGAATCTATCGAAAAGCAGCGTGTCGAAATACCAAGCCATGAAAAGCGCTGTTTGCCGCGATCATCGCATTCGAGGCGTTCTGCAATTCTACGGAGCAAACCGTACAGGCCGCTGGGCCGGCCGGCTCGTACAGGTCCAGAACCTGCCTCATGATGTGCCGCCAGCTATCGACGTAGCCCGGCATCTGGCGAAGACGGGAAACCGCCACGGCCTGGAACTGCTCTACGGTGACGTAGCCAGCACCTTGTCCCAGATGATTCGTACGGCTTTCATCGCTCCCGATGACGCCATGCTGTGCGTATCAGACTTTTCTGCCATCGAAGCCCGGGTATTGTCCTGGCTGGCTGATGAGAAGTGGCGCATGGATGTTTTCGCCAATAACGGCGACATTTACTGTGCGTCGGCGTCTTCCATGTTCGGCGTGCCTGTCGTGAAACACGGCGTCAATGGCCACTTACGGCAAAAAGGGAAGGTCGCAGAACTGGCCCTGGGGTATCAGGGTGGACCAAATGCCCTGATCTCCATGGGCGCCCTCAAGATGGGGCTGACGGAAGAAGAACTGCCGGATATCGTCCGGCGGTGGCGCGCATCGAATCCGCGAATCCAGGATTTCTGGTATGCCGTCGATAATGCGGCATTGTCAGTCATGCAGAACGCCCAGCCTGTCGGACTCCCTCACGGCATCATCTTCAGCCGCGAATGCAATCTGGTCTATGGCTATGATTACCTGACGATAACCCTGCCAAGCGGCCGGCGGTTGTTCTATCCGCAGCCGTACATTGCCGATAACCAGTTCGGCCGGCCGGCTATCCACTACCGGACACAGATCGGCGCCAACTGGGTCAGTACATCAACGTACGGCGGCAAGCTCGTAGAAAACATCACCCAGGCCATCGCCCGCGATTGTCTGGCCCTGGCCATCAAGCGGCTGGTACAGCATGGTTATAAACCGCTCATGCACATCCATGATGAAGTCGTCCTGGAAGTGCCCAGGGAAAGCCTGCACGATGACGAAATTGACCGAATCAATGCCATCATGTGCGCGCCTATCCCCTGGGCACCGGGGTTACTGCTGAACGCAGACGGCTTCATCAGTCCGTACTACAAAAAGGATTAAGGAGGAGATGCGATATGATTGAAAATAAAGCACGTATCGCCGCCAATGGGGGAACTATTGCGACGTCGGTGCTGATTTATATGGCGCTGCATGATGACGACGCCCTGCGGTTCAGTACAAAACGACTGAACACGATTACCGATACCGTGACCACGTACAGCGAAGACATCAACCATAGCGCCGAAAAGTTCATTCTATATCGGAATCGGCTGGACCAATGCGGCATCGATTTTCAGTTGAAGTACGATTTCATCCAGGCCTTGATGAAAGGCTTGAAATTCTCCGGGAAACGGGAGCATATCGGCGCAGAAGCAGGGATAGACGCCACGTATACACTGATACTGCTGGCCGCACACGATATATACGGCCTGGGCAGGACACGCCTGCGCCGTATACAGCAGCGAATTAAGGAGTATGCATGGGCCATCAAAGATGGCGCCGTCCATATCTTGGAGTACATGAAATGCCTGGCATGCGAATGTGGGCAAAAATATCATGTCCTCATGAACTACGAAAAAGAATACGGAGAAATACGCATTTATGGGTAGGAGTGTGATAGATATGAGCCGTTGTACGGTATGGCGATTGATTTTTCTCTACGTCATTATTTTTTTGGATTGCATTTTTTGTAGCAGCTGTATATACGCTGAAATAGGAGTCAAATAATGAAATGGGTTAATCCAAATGATGAAATGCCAAAGCGCTATATAACTATCCTGATTGCCATCCAATACCCCCAACATAATCGGGCGTTTACCATTACTACAGGCCTTTATACCGGTGACCGCATGGGATGGTACGCCGATGTCAACGGGAAATACCTGGATACAGAACAGGTAAAATATTGGGCTCCGATTGCGTCCCTGCCCAGGGACTATTAACGAAGCCGAATCAAGGAGGATGATGAAATATGATTAATGACAAAATGGCCAAGATGGCTGTAAACACGATAAGAGCATATTGTGACGAAAAAAAATGTGACACTTGCGTCGTATTCGATACGTGCAAACTAACGAATGGCCGTTTTCGGGATTTCAATGGCTACGGCACCGTGGGAACATTTGAAGGTTGGCAGAAGCCTCTCGGAAAGACTCCGAAGTTCGACGCCACGCTTCCAGACAGCCCTAACTTCCGTGACTACATAAATGGGATTCTTGAGCTGGAAGCCGATAGAGCGGGGATTTCTCCCAGCGGATTGGGGCAGGTTAAATGCTATCCCAACGGAACCATCAAAGTATGGTACACGGACGACGACGGCGAAACGGTTTACAAGGGGAAGGCGAAATGCCACCCGAACGACGCATTTAACCCGGAAATCGGGATAAAACTGGCAGTGCAAAGGATAGTTGAAAAGCTGAACAAGCCATTCATTCCGACAGACGGCGAAGTCTATTATTACGTTGATGCTGAGAATCTCATATACAGCACTATTAACCACAATACCAACAAAGACGCTTTGAATATCGCAGTCGGTAACTGCTTCAGGAAACGTAAAGAGGCGTATGCCAATAAAGGAGCCATCATGAAACGTATTGAAAGAGCTACAGAACTTTTGAGGAAATGTAGGGATGATAATGCTGAAGATTCTTGAATTATTTGGCGGAATTGGCAGCCCTCGGGTCGCACTGAGAAACTTAGGGATTCCGGTTAAATCAATCGACTATGTCGAAATCGATGAAAAGGCTGTCAGGTCATACAATGCGATCTTTCGCGGTGACCTATCGTATAAAACACAAGACGTTAGGGGGTGGAACTTGAAGCCAGATATCTTGATCCACGGAAGCCCTTGCCAGGATTTCAGTATTGCAGGCAGGCAGCGCGGCGCGGATCCGAATAGCGGAACCCGCTCATCTCTCATGTGGGAAACCATTAGCATCGTTAGAAATATGGGACTATGGAAACCCCGAATCATCATATGGGAGAACGTAAAAAACGTAAGGAGCCGCTATATGGTGCATAACCATGAAAAGTACATGTCTGAATTGGACCAAATGGGGTATAAAAGCTCCTATGCTCTGCTGGATGCCCGGGATTTCGGGCTTCCACAAGCCAGGAAACGGGTTTTCACGGTGTCTATTTTGGGCGGCAAAGAATTTGACTTTACCCATCTGAAAAGAAAGCCAATGGTCAATATCAGGGGCTTTCTGGAAAGTAGCCCCGTTGATGATTATTACCGGGTTAAAGCTCCGTCAATGCTTAGGGCAATTGGGATGACAGGAACTGTCAGAAGGCTTCCTATCATCCAAGATTACTGCTGGACGATTACAGAGCGCCCGGACAGAGCACCGGGATGCGGATGCCTGCCAATAGGAGACGGAAATTATAGGTATTTGACCGAACGTGAATGCTGGCGGCTTCAAGGTTACAGCGATATCGACTTTAATGCGGCCGCTCAGGTTAACAGCCGGAGAACCCTTTACCGTCAAGCAGGCAACAGTATCCCCGTACCGATTTTTGAAAGCCTTTTCACGAAAATGCTATAGGGAGGATTGAGAAAATGACTACTGATGTACAGCATCCGGACCACTACACGTGGAAAGGATCCGAATGTAAAACTATTATTGAATCTATGACAAAAGGCCTGAACGGACAGGAAGCCTACTATGTGGGCAATATCATCAAGTATCTGTACAGGTATCCTATGAAGGGAACAGCGCATAAAGATTTACTGAAAGCCCGGCAATATCTCGATTTCCTAATTACGAATCAGGAAGTCCGGGACGCAGAAAAGGAAAAAGGGAATGCGTAATGCGAGTTACCCCGATTGGGGGAGGTGTTATTTTGCAGAACGATAGAAAACTGGTCATCAGCGTTGGCAGCAGCCGCAGCTCGAAGAACTGGGTACAGACAGAGATGATGTGGTCGGAGTTCATCGACCGCCTGCGTGTGCCACAGCGGACGCCTGAAACATTTGATGACTACATGAAAATGTCGAAACGGCAGAAAGGCGAACTGAAGGACATCGGCGGTTTTGTCGGCGGATCCCTGCAAGGGACCCGCCGCAAGGCGGCCGCTGTCACGGGGCGCGACCTGGTGACACTGGACATGGACAACATCGCGGCCGGGGAGACGGATAACGTCATCCGCCGCATCGACAGCCTGGGCGCCGCCTATGTCGTGTACAGCACACGTTCGCATGCGCCATTCCGGCCTCGCCTGCGCGTCATCCTGCCAATCGATAAAACGGTCACAGCGGATGAATATGAACCCATCGCGCGGAAGCTGGCCAGTATCATCGGCATCGAACTGTGCGACCCGACGACATTCGACGTCTCACGGCTGATGTATTGGCCCTCGTGCAGTACCGACAGCCAGTATGCCTTTGCCTATGGAGACAAGCCCTTTACCAGTGCCGACGGCATACTGAATCAATATGAAGACTGGCACGATGTACGGACATGGCCGCAAGTACCGGGCAAAGAAATGAAACCGAAAGAACTGCTGGCCCGGCAGGCGGATCCTACAAAGAAAGCGGGCATCGTCGGCGCTTTCTGCCGGACCTATGACATCCGGGGCGCCATTGCCGCCTTCATACCGAACGCCTACGAAGACACGGACAAGGAAGACCGTCTGACCTATACCGGCGGGTCTACCGTTGCCGGGGCTGTCATCTATGATGACGGTAAATTCCTGTACAGCCATCACGCGACGGACCCCGTCAGCGGGATGCTGGTCAACGCGTTCGACCTCGTCCGGATGCACCGGTTCAGCGAGGACGATGCGGATGCTAAAGAGGGTACCCCGGTCAACCGTCTGCCCAGCTACCAGGCCATGAAGCGCCTGGCCATGCAGGATACCGACGTCATGACGGACCTCAATGCGACAGCTCAGCAGCACGCATCCGACGTCTTCAACGCCTTGACGGATGAAGGTAATGCCCCATCTATCAGCTTGGCCCATGATGATGTCAATTGGATGCAGCAGGCGCACCTGGAATATGATCAGAACACCGGGCGCCCGAAAAAAACGATGGACAACATCATCCGAATCCTGAATTTTGACCCGGAACTGGCGGGAAAAATGGCTATCGATGACTTCTCGACGCGCGGCCTGGTCCTGGGCAGCCTGCCTTGGAACGGATGCGAATCCCGGCGGCTGTGGCAGGATACAGATGATGCCGGTGTCGCCTGGTATCTGGAAAACCGCTATGGAATCACCGGGCGGGATAAAATCGCCGGCGCCCTGATGTTGGTATCAGAACAGCACCGTTTCAACGAGGTCAAAGACTATTTCCAAAGCCTTAGCTGGGATGGTGTACCACGCGTTGAAACGATGCTGCACGATTACCTAGGCGCAGAGGACAACGCCTATACGCGGGCTGTAGGCCGTAAATCATTGGCGGCGGGCGTGGCCCGTGTCATGACGCCTGGATGCAAGTACGATTATGTGCCGGTATTCTCCGGGCCCCAGGGCATCGGCAAGACGACGTTCCTGAAGACCATCGGCCGAGACTGGCACAGCGACAGCCTGCAATCATTCCGGGGCAAGGAAGCCGCGGAGATGATACAAGGCATCCTGATCAATGAAATCGGGGAAATGACGGGGTACAGCAAATCCGACGACAACGAGATCAAGCAGTTCCTATCACGCTGTTACGACGTATACCGCCAGCCCTATGGGCGCCATACGGGGCGATATCCCCGTAAAGGGATATTCTTTGGCACCTGTAATGACCACGACTTCCTGAAAGACCCGACAGGGTCGCGTCGATTCTGGCCTGTCGATGTAGGCATATTCAAGCCGGTGAAAAGCATCTGGACCGAACTGCCGGCAGAAGTGGACCAGATATGGGCGGAAGCCGTGCACTGCTGGCAAAACGGGGAACCGCTGTACATGGATACACCAGAGCTGGAATCTATGGCTAAGGCTGAGCAGGACCAGCACCGGGAGGACAACGTCAAGGAAGGGATGATCCGCGATTTCCTGACGCGGCCTATCCCGGAAGGTTATGATGCGATGTCCCTGTCGGCGCGGCGCATGTGGTGGGCCGGGACGGCACAGAACGCGGATAAAGCGACGACGCAGCGGACCAAGACATGCGCCTTAGAGATATGGTGCGAATGTTTTGGTGGGGATCCACGGAATATGAAGCGCAGCGACTCCCGGGACATCAACTATGTACTGGCGAGTGTTCCAGGATGGAAGCGAAATAAAGATAAACGCCGCTATGGTTACTGTGGCGCGCAACGTGGCTTTGAAAAAATAAATATTCGATAAGTAGCTGTAAAAATGCGCACCAAAAGCGTACCCATAAACCACGTAAATAATGGGTTCTTAAATTTAATAAAGAATGCTTGATAAAGTTTTAAGAATTAAAAAGCATACAACTATTGATTAGGTGTACCCAAGCAGGGCGCATCTGGCACGTCTTATGGGTACACTTAAAACCAGCATTAATACGCCATTTACAGCTACTTGTACCCAATGTACCCATAGGTATTATATAAAAGATAAAAAGTAAGAATTAGAGAGTATTAGAGCGTAGCACATATGCATTATGCGTATGCGTATCACCTAAACACCTAAAAAAAAATACTTTTTATATAAGATTGGGTACACCATTAAAAATAGGCTTGACGCTTTTATTGATTTTATACAAGGGAGGACTAAACAATGGTACTGGAAAGCAAAATCGAACAGAAATTAGTCAAAGGTATCAAGGCCATGGGAGGCCGGGCTTATAAATGGGTATCGCCGGGGAACACGGGCGTACCGGATCGCATCGTTATTTTCCCGGATGGTAAGGTCGAATTCGTCGAATTGAAGACCGATACCGGACGGACAACGCCTTTGCAGAAAGCCCAGCTGCGTCGGCTGGTGCATCTGAATTGTACGGTCCATGTGCTGTACGGCGAGCAGGATGTCAATGAATATCTGGACATGCATGCTATGCGGTTCGATTTAAGGAGGCGGGCGCTATGAAGTTTATCCCGCATCCCTATCAACAATTCTGTATCCAGCAGGTCATCCAAAAGCCGGCTATTGGGCTGTTCTTGGACATGGGCCTGGGCAAGACGGCCATCACGCTGACTGCGGTCAATGAATTGAAGTACGGCCGCTTCCAGGTCCGCCGTATCCTGGTTATCGCGCCGAAAAAAGTAGCCGAAGCTACCTGGCAGCGGGAAGCCGCGAAATGGGATAACCTGAAACATCTGCGGTTCTCTACCGTCCTGGGCAGTACGACGAAGCGCATCCGGGCGCTGAATACGCCGGCGGATATCTACGTCATCAACCGGGAGAACGTCGTCTGGCTGGTAGATTACTATAAGAACGACTGGCCCTTTGATATGGTTGTCGTTGATGAGTTCTCATCGTTCAAGAGCCATTCGGCGAAAAGATTCAAGGCCCTGGCGGCCATCCGGCCTCACATCCGCCGTATCGTCGGCTTGACCGGTACGCCATCTCCGAACGGTTTGGCAGACCTGTGGAGCCAGGTTTTCTTATTGGACGGTGGTAAAAGGCTGGGCCGGTATTATACGCATTTCCGGGAACGTTACTTCGAGCCAGGCCGGCGCAGCCGGGACGTTATCTACGAATACGACCCTAAAGACGGAGCGCAGGACGCGGTCATGAAACAGATTGCCGATATATGTATCAGCATGAAGGCATCGGATTACTTACAGCTGCCGGCCTGCGTCTATGATGATGTGCCCGTGGTCCTGTCGCCGAAAGCCAAGAAGGCCTATCGCGAACTGGAACGGACGATGATTCTGGCCCTGCCGGATGGCGATATCGACGTAACATCGGCGGCAGCACTGTCGAATAAGCTGCAACAGCTGGCCGATGGGGCTATCTATGACGATGAGCATGAAGTCCATACCGTGCATGAATGTAAGATAGAAGCCTTCTTGGAATTAGTCGAGAAACTGAATGGCCAGCATGCGTTAGTGTTTTATAATTTCCAACATGACCGGGACCGGATGATGGACGCGCTGAAGAAAACAAAACTGCGCTATCGGGTTTACAAAGATGCCGACGACGAGCAGGACTGGAATGATGGACGAATCGATTTGCTGCTGGCCCATCCGGCATCGACGGGGTATGGTCTGAACTTGCAGCATGGCGGGCATCACGTCATCTGGTTCGGGCTGAACTGGTCCCTGGAACTGTATCAGCAGGCCAATAAGCGCTTGCACCGGCAAGGGCAGGAATACCCGGTCATCGTACACCATTTGATTTGTGAGGGCACACGTGATGAAGATTTAGCAGAAGCCCTGACGAAGAAGGACGCGGCCCAGGCCTTTGTCTTGAACAGCTTGAAGGCCCGTGTCATTGCCGTGAGAGGAGGCGCCTATGAAAAACAGCGAGGGCTACCCGGACCCGACAGCCGGGAAGGCTATGGCGAATATCCGCAAGGATGACCGCCGGGCCGATTTGGTCTTGCAGATCATCAAAGCGGTCTGCAAGCTGGCCGGGTACCGTATGGTATGTACCCGGCGTAGTTTGAAGATACTGGAATTAATCATCAGGAGGCAGCCATGACAGCAAAAGAATATTTGAACCGCATACGTAGGCAGAACTTTATCTTAAAACAAACAAAGCATGAATTGACAGAAATCCGGTCCGACATCCTGACCATCCGGGCCAGCAGCCTGGCCGAGCATGTCAGCGGGTCCAAAAATTCCGACGTCGCTGATAAATACATCCGCCTGGAGCAGTACATGGATAAGGTCAACCATGAATGGGATATCCTGATCAATATGAGGATGGAAGCCAAAGCCATGATCAAGGCCCTGCCGGATCCGCAGCAGCAGGCTGTCTTATATGCAAGGTATATTAATTGCAAACGCTGGGAAGATATTGCGTCTGATATGGGGTACAGCTGGCAAGGAGTATTTAAGCTACATGGCAGGGCACTGCAAAGCTTTGAGCACATGAATAAAATGCTTTTGTGCAAAGAGTAGATTAAAGTAGACTAAGAAAAAGCGTATAATGGTAGTGTGAAAAGCGGGGCCGAAGGAACCCATTCTGATGGCGGTCATGATGTGTTCCCGGCCCACACACTGTCATATGATGCCTCCTTGTTTAGACTGCGGCGCATGAACGGTCATCGTGCCGCCATATAGGGGCGTAGCTCAATGGGAAGAGCGGTGGTCTCCAAAACCATTTGTTGAAGGTTCGAGTCCTTCCGTTCCTGCCAAATCAATATAAGGGACTTCGTTGCGCGTATCTGGCCGGAAGGCGGATATAGTAACGGGTCCCTTTTTTATATCACAAAAGGGATGGTGGTGAGCATGTAGTGAAGCTGACAGAGAAGCAGAAGCGATTTATTGATTATTATATCGAGACCGGGAATGCCACGGAATCGGCACGGCATGCTGGGTATTCTCCTAAAACAGCTGAGGCGATTGGACTGGAAAACCTAGGAAAACCTAGGATTAAAGCCGCAATCGATGCCAGGCTCAAAGAGCTTGAAGATAAGCGTATCGCGAAAGCCGACGAGGTTATGCAGTTCCTCACATCGACACTGCGCGGCGAAGTCAAGGAAGAGCGGGTTGTCGTCGAGGGGACAGGTGACGGAAGGAGCGATGCTCGCATCATCACGGTGCAAGTATCCGCCCGGGACCGTCTCGAGGCGGCAAAGAGCCTGCTCAAGCGCTACCCGATGCAGCTCGATGCCAAAGAGCAGAAACTACGGCTGCAGAAGCTTGAGGCCGAGACACGGGCGGCCGAGCTGGTGGACGACGGTGCCGTGACGATTGTGGATGATCTGGAGGATAGTGAAAATGGCAATTAAAAAGCCGCGCAGTGGTATTGCGCGGCTAGTCTGTTGGGGAGTATTCAATTATCCCTTGGGTGGATACGGATCATGCCCATGAGAATCTTTCTGGCTGATTTGCCCATTTCGGTTATGGATGACTAGCTCAGTCCCCTGATTCTTGGAGATTTCACGTGCACGGTCAATGGCTTCCTGCTTTGTGTTTGTTACAACGGTCACGCGGGAATTGCCTTCACCTTTAACGGCCCATTCGGACCCACGCGGAATAACATGCTGATTCGGCATAAGAATCACCTCCTTTCCATATCTAATTATAGCAGGAGTGAATATGAAAAATAAAGTGACAGCCCTGTTCCGATGGGAAGTAATCAGGTTCTCATGGGGCGTTGCAGTGAGGGAAAAACGAACAGGTAAATGGACATTGGCCATCTTGAACTTCAATGGCCAGGAAATAGACTTGAATGGAGCAGAAGTTGAACTTCACGAAAATGGTATCGAATTTTTCTAAGGGGGCTGGTGAAGACGAATGGTAATCGTAAGACTCAGTGATGTGGTAGCACCGCATTTCTATGCGCTGCATCGTGACATCGTGCGCCATGGCCATACTTACTACTGGCTGGAGGGCGGCCGAGGCTCGACGAAATCCTCGGAGATAAGCCTCGAGATCCCGCAGCTTATCATCAAGAATCCTGAATGTCATGCTGTTGTATTACGGAAGATTGGCAATACCATCAAGAACAGCATCTATCCTCAAATGCAGTGGGGGATTGATGCCCTGGGGTTAACAGATAAGTTTCGCTTCAAGACGTCGCCTCATGAGATTACGTACAAGAAGACCGGGCAGAAGATACTATTCTTCGGCGTCGACGATCCGCAGAAAATCAAGTCCATCAAACTGCCGTTCGGTTATGTCGGTATTTGTTGGATTGAGGAGCTGGACCAGTTCAGCGGTATGGAAGAAATCCGCAACCTTAACCAGTCACTGCTGCGCGGCGGTCCTGTCTTCTGGGAGTTCTGTTCATTCAACCCGCCGAAGTCGCAAAACAACTGGGTCAACGAAGAAAAGCTCTTTGATGATCCAGACAGGCTGGTTCATCATTCGACGTATCTGGGTGTCCCCCGTGAATGGCTGGGGGAACGGTTCTTTGAAGACGCAGAGAAGCTCAAAGCGCGCAATGAAATGGCTTATCGTCATGAGTACCTGGGCGAAGTCACCGGCACAGGCGGCGCAGTCTTCGAAAACGTCAAAGAAATGCCGATGAACGATGAACTTGTCGGAAATTTTGACAGGTTGTACTACGGCCTGGACTTCGGTTTTGCTGTGGATCCGCTGGCGTTCGTTTCCATGTATTACGATGCTAAGCACGAGGATTTATATGTCTTCGACGAAATATACCAGCAGAAGCTTACGAACAGCCAGGCGGCCAAAATGATACGAAAAAAGGCGGATACAAGGGAAATCATTGCGGATAGCGCCGAACCGAAATCCATCAAGGAAATGAGGGACTGCGGGTTACATATCAATGGCGCCCGGAAAGGCCCGGACAGCGTAGATCATGGCGTCAAATGGTTACAGGACCGGGCGCATATCTACATCGATAAACGACGTTGCCCGAATACGTATCGCGAATTCATCAGCTATGAGTACGAAAGGAACCGGCAGGGGCAGTTCATCAGTGCTTACCCGGATAAAGACAACCATGCTATCGACGCAGTACGCTATGGCATGGAACGGATGATTCGCGGCAGTAACTTCAGCTTTTAGACGGGAGGTGAAATGATGTTACAAGGAATACAAGCTTACTTTGGCCCGGGAGCGGATGATCCGAATGAGATCCTACGCCGGGGGGCCTTGAAGAATATGACGGATTTGCAGTTCCTGGCCACGGAGACTTTGAAATGGCTGAACAGTCCGAAACACAGTATGCAGATGAAAGGCCGCGCCTATTATCGCTATGCCCATGATTTTGAGGATACCGTATTCACGGTACGGGATGCCGACGGCATGCCAGTCCAGTACAAGAAAAACATTAAGCATGTTATCGATAATCAGTATGCCAATATGGTAGACCAAAAGACGAATTACATGCTGGGCAAGCCGTTTTCTTTGCAGACGCAGGATGAAAACTATACGGCGCTTTTAGAGGTTGTTTTCGATAAAGCCTTTAAACGTATGCTTAACGTAGTAGCTGTGGATGCACTGAATGAAGGGCTGGCATGGATTCATCCTTATTACGATGAAAACGGGCAGCTGCAGTTCAAACACTTCCCAGGGCATCAGATTTTACCGTTTTGGGCTGACGATGACCATACACAGCTGGACCTGGCTATCCGTTATTATAAGACGATTGCCTATGAAGGACTCGTTGAGACAACGGTGCAGCATGTTGATGCGTATCGTAAGGACGGCATATACCGGTATGTGCTTAATGGTGGCCGGTTGATTCTGGATGCGGATATCCCTACTATCGCTTATGCGTCGATAGCGGATGCCGACAGGGGTACCGTTCCGGTTGGCTGGAATCGTATTCCACTGGTAGCCTTTAAATATAATCCGTATGAAATCCCGCTGATTCAGCGTGTACTGCCATTACAGGACGCCATCAATGCCACCCGGTCCAACTGGAACAATGCCATGAATGAGGATATCCGCGACACCATTTTCGTATTACGCAATTATGACGGCGAGGATGTCCCTGAATTCCGGCGTAAGCTGATGGAATACGGCGCAGTGAAAGTAAGCGACGACGGCGGCGTCGATACGCTGCGGCTGGAGCGCGACTCGAACCAGTACACAGAGTACCTGGACAAGACAAAGAAAGCGCTCATCGAAAACGCCCGCGGGTTTGATGCTAAAGACGACCGTATGAGTAACAACCCAAATGAAATGAACCTGCGTTCTATGTATTCGGATATTGACCTGGATACGGATATGATGGAGACACAGTTCCAGGCGGCGTTTGACCAGCTGTTGTGGTTTGTGGATCAGTATCTTTTGAATAGCGGCCAGCCGGACTATACACAGGAAAAAGTTATTTTCACATTTAACCGGAACATGATTGTCAATGACGCTGATACCATCAATAACATCCGCAACAGCGAGGGCCTTGTATCCAATGAAACCCTGTTAGCGCATCATCCGTATGTCAAGGATGTCGCTGCCGAAATGGAAAAAGTCGCTGCTGAGCGCCAGGAATCCATGCCGGGCATGACCGGGGATTACCTGAACAACGGAAATGCAGGCGGTGAAACATGACCCCACATGATGCGGAATACTGGGCAAAGCGGTTCAGACAGCTGGAGGAGACCGAACATGATAAATCCAGTCAGTACGTTTATGAAAATGTTGAAAAGCAGTTTGCCCTGGCGGCTAAAGAGCTGGAAAAAGAAATCACCGCCTGGGTACAGCGATTTGCTGAGGACAACGCCCTGAGCATGGCCGAGGCCCGGAAACTGCTGACAACGAAAGAGCTGCAGGAATTCAAATGGACCGTGGAAGATTATATCAAGCACGGCGAAGAAAACAAGCTCAGCGGGGATTGGACAAAACAGCTGCGCAATGCGTCGGCCCGCGTTCATGTTACCCGCCTGGATTCATTAAAGATTCAGATGCAGCAGCACCTTGAATCTCTTTATGGGAACCAGGTCGATATGTTGGACAGACATCTCCAGGAAACCTATGCCGATTCGTACTATCATACGGCGTATGAGGTAGCTAAAGGGCAGGAAGTCGCAGTCCAGATGAACCGCCTCGATAACGCCCGATTGGCCAGCGTAGTATCCAAGCCGTGGGTACGGGATGGGAAAACGTTCTCAGACCGGCTATGGCGTGATAAGGATACGTTGAATAACGTTCTCCAGGAGCAGTTATCGCAGGCTGTCATCCGCGGCGAGCCCTTAGGCAATATCACTAAAAACGTGCGTGATCGAATGGGCGTAGCCACGAGCTCAGCGGCGCGGCTGGTTTCAACGGAATCGGCGTTCTTCGCTACGGCGGCCCAGCAGAAGTGCTTCAGCTTCCTGGGCGTCAAAGAATATGAATTTGTGGCAACCCTTGATGATCGAACGTCTGAAATCTGTCAGGATATGGATGGCAAGCATTTCAAGCTGACGGAAATGAAGCCTGGTACGAATGCCCCGCCGATGCATTGTAATTGTCGGTCCTGTATTGCACCGTATTTCGGCGACGCTAAAGACAGCGCCCGGGCGGCCAGGAATCTAGAGACCGGCAAGACTGAAACCGTGCCGGCAGATATGACGTACCCGGAATGGAAGAAAGTATATGTCAAGAAGGAAATGTCAATCCAGAATTGGGCAAGAAAACGAGACATGGATTTGATTCAAGACGTTAGCTGTGAATATAAAAAGATGGCAAGTCCCGGGATAGGGCTGGTAACGCGTCAAGAGGGATATTCAGAGTCTAAGCATAGGGATGAAATAGCAATGGCGCAGCTCATGCACGATACATTTGGCGGAGATATAGAACTTATTAAGGAAGACCGGAGGCCCGGGGTATTATCACCTGATTATGTATGGCGTGGAGCCTTTTGGGATTTGAAAACATTAGAATCTGAAAATGCCGCAGATAAAGCTATACGTCATGGCATTAAGCAAATTATGGATAATCCTGGCGGTGTGGTTATCCAATATTTCAAAGATTTAGATATCGAAAAAATGATTAAGATAATCGCTGATAGATTATCAAGGTCAAAGATTAAGATGGATGTAATTATTTTCAAGGACAAAGAAGTAAAAAAAATTATCCGATATGCAAAAAAAAGATAAGCAATCCTAAGTTCCCCCACCATTGGGGCAGGGGATAGAATTGCTTATCTTTTAACTAAATTTTACCATAGTAGCCATTAAAATGCAATAATGCATTAACTTAGGAATCGTCGCTCTGGTACTTCGACGGTAAATAGAGGACGAATCATCGAGGACTGAACCTCGTTAAAAAGTGTGTTCGAAAGGAGTTTTTACAGATGACTAAAGAAGAATTGGTAAGCATGGGATTGCCGGAAGAACAGGCTGACAAAGTACTTGCCGCACATAAAGAAGAAATGAAGGAATACGTTCCGAAAAGCCGTTTTAATGAAGTCAATGAAGAAAAGAAAACGCTGAAATCTCAACTGGCTGAACGGGATAAACAACTGACGGATCTCAAGAACACCGCCGGCGATAATGAACAGCTGAAACAGAAAATCGCAGAGTTGGAAGAATCGAACAAGAAAGCCTCTGCCGAACATGAAGCACAACTCAAACAGTTGCGCATTGATCACGCGGTAGAATCGGCGCTTACCTCAGCTAAAGCGCGTAATCAGAAAGCCGTCAGGGCCCTGCTGAATCTGGATGATGTCGATATTGACGATGACGGCAAAATCAAAGGCCTGGACAAACAAATCAAGAAGCTGGTCGAAAGCGATGATACAAAATTCTTGTTTGAATCGGACGACGGCAAAACTACGGATGCCGGTGGCAAGCCTAAAAGTAATCTGAGCGGTATGAATATCCTCAATCCGACAAATGGGGAAGCCGATAATGGCGGCGGTCAATCTTTGGGCGCGTCTTTTGCCGCTAAATACAATGCCATGAATAACCCATCTTCTACTAATGGAAAGGAGTAATCTAAATGTCCCACATTAAAACAGTTACCACAGCCGTAACCCCGAATTTCCTCGCCTCTGCGGTAGGGCTGACCGTTAACACCTGCACGGTATCCGCCGACGGCGTTACCGCCGATGAAAACGGCTATAAGATCGTACCTGCCGGAACGGTTTATCCGGCTAATGACGCTAAGGCGACAGGTATCCTTTTCGAGGATGTCGATGTTACCTATGGCGACCATGAAGGCGCGCTCATCGTAGCTGGCCGAATTTTTAAAGATCGCCTGCCGGTTGAACCGGCAACGGAAGCCGTAACCCCGTTAACTGCATCCGGCATTATTTTTGTCACTGAGTAAAGGAGGATTAGGTATACATGGATATCTTAAAACTTGTCGAACCGAAAGATCTGCTTGATTTTTCGCAGAATTTCTCTGTTACCCGTAGCTATTTGGGGGATACATTGTTCCCGGATACGAAAACACAGAACTTCAAGGCTGAATTCTACCGCCTGGCAGATTCCCGGATGCTGCCGACCATGGCCCCGGTGCATGCGCTTGACGCAGAAGCCCATATTGGTCAGCGCCCGGCCCTGGAAAAAGTTACCCTTGAAAAAATGCTCATCAAGGAAAAAATCAACCAGTCGGAACGTATCCAGATTGCGCTTGATAACGGCGCGGCCCAGAATACCTTGGTCCAGTACATCTTTGATGACGCAGCCCGCCTGGCTGAAGCCGTTAAAACCCGTACGGAAGTTATGAAGTGCGATGTTTTGCAGAATGGTGTCCTTACTATCAACGAAAACGGCGTAAAGCTGAGCGTTGATTATGGGGTACCGTCTGCCAATAAGACTAGCCTTGACTTCAGCAGCACAGGAGACCCGCTTACAGCTATCCAGACCATGGTAGATAACGCAGCTGACGCAGGCCAGAAACTTACTACTGTCGTTACTTCGACAAAGGTCGTAACGGCTATGCGTAAGCATGCCTCCGTTCAGACCGCTATCAATGGCGTGAACGCTGAAGGCGCACTGGTTACCCGTGATGCTTTCAACAACTTTATGGAAGCTGAATTTGGTTTGACTATTCAGGTCAATGATGGCCGGTACCAGTATGAAGGGGCTAAAGGCAAGCTGACGGCAAACCGTTATATTGACGCCAATAAGTTCATCGGCCTGGCTACCCTGCCTAATGGCACTATGGGTACAGGCCTTTGGGGCGTAACACCGGAAGAGCTGGCCTATGGCCCTTGGACAGCTAAAAGCCAGAATCAGTACATTACGGTATCGATGTGGCAGGAACCGGACCCGGTAGCCGCATGGACGAAGGCATCCGGCTTGTTTATCCCGGTTGTGCCCAACCCGAAAGGCATCTACATCGGCACGGTAACGATGTAGAGGAGGTGATGATATGCTGGATGTACTGACATTGAAATCCTTGCTGGGGCTTGACCCGGGAGATATAAGCACGGATTCCGCGTTAGCCTTTGCGCTTGATGATGCAGAGGAAATCATCCTGAACTACTGCAATATCTCCAAAATGCCTAAAGGGCTGGAGAAAACAGCGTATCGGATGGCCATGGACCTGTATCGGAACGAACAACCAGGCACCGTGAAAGGCAGCGCATTCGGCAGCGTTTCCTCGATTGAAGAAGGCGATACTACCGTATCCTTTAATACCAACTCATACGATGAAGCCTATGCCGCATCGTTGCTGAAGGTGTACAGCAAATCGCTGAATCGATATCGTAAGGTGGCGTGGTAGCATGAAACTCTCAATACCCGTAAAATCCGCCAGGGACGCCATAGAAGCCCTGTACAGTGATACCTGTACAATTTATCAGTACGAGAAGAAAACGGACGCTGTGACGCATATCACGGGATCAGCTCGCAGCGTCGTGGTAGAGAACTGGCCGTGCCGATTATCATTCAGCAGTTACCCGGCTACGACGGATGACAGGGCCGCCGACCATGTATCTCAGACGATTCAATTATTCCTGTCGCCGGATATTATTGTCCCTCCAGGTGCCTATATAGAGGTCACCCGCGGGGCACAAACGACGGCGTACCGCAACAGCGGCAAACCAGCTGTATATGCAACGCATCAGGAAATCGAATTAATTCTTGATGCAGAGCATCCGTAACAGGAGGAAATGCTATGGCTAAAGGGAACTTCAAAGACCTTGAACGCTTCAGGGACCGATTGACAAAGCTGTCAGAAGACCAAAAGGACCAGTTTTATAAGGACTGCTGTAAAGAACTGGCGGCCCGCTTCCTGCGTAAGGTCATCAAGCGGACGCCTGTCGGGAAAGGGCAATTTGAAGTCGTCCGGGATAAAGCCGGCGGTACAGTGAAGTACAAGCGCGGTAAGCGGAAGGGCGAAGTCAAACTGAAACGCCTGGCCAGCGGCGGTACCTTGCGCCGGGGCTGGACGGCGGTATCCGAAGAGGCTGCTAAATCCGGAGGCACTGATATACCTGCCTACGTCAATGCCCTTAAGGTTGAGCACATGGGCAAAGAATATCGGGTTACATTGACGAACCCGGTATCCTATGCGTCGTATGTGGAGTACGGCCATGTACAGGAGCCGGGCAGGTTCGTCCCGGTCCTGGGCAAGCGGCTGAAAGTAAGCTGGGTCAAAGGTCAATTCATGATGACCATATCCGAACAGGAACTGACAGCAGAAGCCCCTAACGTATTAAGAAGGCGCTTGAATGCATTGCTGAAGGAGGCGCTGGGGAAATGATCACGGCCATAGAACAGGGCATTTCTAAAGCCATCTACGAGGTTTTTGGTGATGATGGCTACGAAATCCATATTGATGAATGTGAGCAGGGATTCACGAAGCCGGCGTTCTGGATCCTTGAAACCTCAGCCCAGCAGGAGCTGGTATTCGGGAAGCGCTATAACCGTAAATATAATTTCGATGTCCAGTATTTTCCGAAAGCGGACAGCTACGAACGGACCGAAGAAATTAATACCGTGACCGATGCCCTACTGATGGCGCTGGAGATTATCTCCGTAAACAGCGGGCTGATTAGAGGTTCCGGTATCAATTATTCAGTGCAGGATGGTGTTCTGCACTTTTTTATTACCTACGAAGTATTCGTACTGCGCCCGGATGAAGACGTCCCGATGATGGAAACACTGACACAGACGCAGCATGTGAAAGGAGCAAACGATGGCTGATACAAAATTGGAAACGGCGGCAGCGAAAACGGAGCCTACATTTACCGCTGAAGCGCTTTACAGCGCGAAAAAATACGCCGGTAAACGGGATATCCTGCTGGCCGCGCTCGAAATGGGGAAAGAATACACCATGGAAGAAGCGGATAAAGCCGTACAGGATTTTATGAATCATGAAGTAAAAGAAACAGTGAATGCGTAATAGAAAGGGTTGATGAAATATGGCTTTAGGCGGCGGCACATGGCTTTTTCAGAACAAGAAACTGCCAGGTACCTATATTAACTTTGTCTCTAAAGTCCGCGCCAGTGTCAGCATTGCGGATAGAGGCTACGGGACCATGGCCCTCGATTTGGATTGGGGCCCGGAAGACAGTGTATTTACGGTAACGGCTGAGGATTTCCAGAAAAATTCCATGAAGATCTTCGGCTATGATTATGCATCGGATGAAATTAAGGGCCTGCGGGACCTGTTCCTGCATCTGAAGGTCGGTTACTTCTACCGGCTCAACAGTTCGCCCGTTAAGGCAACCTGTACGATTGCCAAGGCAAAATACGGGGGCACCCGTGGCAATGACATTACCGTTGCCGTAAGCGCTAATGTGGACGATACCTCTAAATTCGACGTCACAACCTATCTTGACGTTGATGGAGTAACGACAACCGTGGACAATCAGAAAGCCAAGGCCTCCTGGGATGATGTAGAAGATAACGATTACGTAGATTTTATCCGGGATAAGGATTTAGCGCTGACAGCCGGAACCAAGCTGACCGGTGGCACGAACGGCGAAACCATCACCAGCGCCCAGTATCAGAAGTACCTCGATAAAATCGAACCGTACTACTTCAATGCGATGGGCTACCCCGGCACTGATGACAAAATCCAGAGCCTGCTGATTCAGGCAACGCGACGCCTGCGCGATGACGTCGGATCTAAATTCCAGCTCATCTTATACGGGGCAACGAAAGTAGATTATGAAGGCGTCATTTCTATCCTGAATAAGGTCAAAGATCCTGGCGTCTCTCCTGCGTCCCTGGTATATTGGGTAACCGGTGCAGAAGCTTCCTGCCAAATCAATGCGACTACGACGAATATGGTGTACGATGGCGAATACGACGTAGATACCGATTATACACAGTCCGAACTGGAAAAGGCGATTACTGACGGCATGTTCATGATGCATAACGTCACCGATGCCGTAAATGGCAACGTAACCGGTGATACACGGGTACTGGAGGACCTTAATACCTTTACGTCGTTTACGAAGAATAAGAATGAAGATTTCAGCCTTAATCAGGTTATCCGTGTTCTTGACCAGGACGCTACAGATATTTCGCATCTTTTCAACACGCAGTATCTCGGTAAGGTGCAGAATGATGATGCAGGCCGTACGGCTTTGTGGGGCGATATCGTAGCCCTGCACAAAGAATATCAGCGCGTGGAAGCCATCCAGAACTTCAAGTCCGATGACGTGCCGATTCCGACACAGGGTGAACAAAAGACGGCTGTCCTGGAAGACTATGCAATCCAGCCGACCTGCGCGATGGAAAAACTGTACTTGAAAGTCGTTGTGGCATAAAAGGAGGGATGAATCATGTCGATTGATGCATTGTCTACCATGCAGGCTAAAGATGTCATTAACGCCCGTTTAGCCATGGCCTATGTCACGGTAAACGGCAACCGTTATAAATTATTCCAGGCCAAGAAAATCACGACAAGATTTAAAAAGGATAAGAAGGGAGTAGGTATCCTGGGCAGGGTCAACAAAGGCCATAAATCCGGCGGCGGTGAAGGCACCGGGAGCATGACCATTTATCAGAATACGGCCCTTTTCACGGATATGATGAAAACCTATAAAGATACAGGGGAAGATATCTACTTTGATTTGCAGCTTATTAATTCCGACCCGACATCGGATGCCGGGGATAATATTACAATCCTGAAAGACTGCAACCTGGATGAAATCGGTATCGCCTCGGCGGATGCCGATGGTGATTGGCTTGAACAGGATGTAGACTTTACCTTTGAAGATTGGGAAAACCCGACAAAATTCAAGGAATTAGATGGTATGAAGGCTTAGGAGGGTATAATCGATGGCATCTACAAACAATGATAATTTAAAGGCATTTCTTTTGGAAAACGCAATCCCTGCTGAAGAAGTGACGTATGTTGCGTCCCGGCGTTTCGTGGGGGCTGATAGAAAACCTATTGCCTGGAAGCTTCGTATTTTGACCAGTGAAGAAAGCGATAAGCTCTTGAACCAGAGCAAGCATAAAGAATTTGTTCCGGGTACGAGAGATATTAAAATTGTTACGGATAATGAAGCCTTTCTTACTAAGCTCATTTGCGCCAGTGTTACATTCCCAAATTTGAATGACGCGTCCTTACAGGATTCGTACCAGGCCATCGGGGCCGAAGACCTTATCCATAAGATGCTTACTCCTGGCGAATACGTCGACCTGGCCAGCGCGGTACAGGAAGCCAACGGTTTCGAGGTCGGTATGCAGGATAAAATCGAACGCGCAAAAGGTTAATCCGCGGGGATGAATTCGAGGGTATCCGCGCGGATTTCTACGCCATCATGGCGTACTATGCCCTCCATAAACTTCACATCCTGCCGCATGAGTTTCTAAGCCTGTCGTCTAATGAGCAGGCTTTTATTTATGCGGCGATACAGATTCGTGTGGAAAAAGAAGAAAAGGCCATCCGAAAGGTGAAGGACCGATAATCTGGCCGGAAAGGAGGACACATGGCTAGTATTTCGCAATATATCAGTTTAAGCGACGGCGTCAGCGGTCCCTTACGGAAAATGGCACAGGCGGCTGATGTCACTGTGAACCGCATGCAACGGCTGACCAATGTATCGAGCGCGTCAGAAGCACGATTGGCCAGGCTGGGCGATAGCGGTTATACGGCGCTGGCTACCGTCAGAAATGCAGCCGCGAATGCTGTCAGCTCTGTGGCTCAGATTATCCCTGTAGCAGAAAATTCCGGGAATGCCTTTACCTATATGGGCAATAAAGCCCGGGGAGCGCTCAACGGAATAAAGGCGTCCGCCGCGGGGTTGGCTTCCATGTTCGGGTCCATGTTCGCCATCGGGAGCGTCATGAGCCTGGTTCAGCGAAGCATGGCCGCCGCGGCAGAACTGGGCGGGGCTGAATTGCGGTTAAAAACCATCATGCAGCAGCGTATGGGTGCCACTGATGATATGGTAAACAGTATCAAGAACCTGATTGGCGAAGAGCAAAAGGCTGGCGTCGTCAGCCGGTCGGCACAGACGGCAGGCGCTCAACAGCTGGCCACATTCCTGAATAGCAAAGAGGCGCTGGGAACCCTGATTCCGGCAATGAATAACTTAGCGGTACAACAGCGCGGGGCTAAAGCTACCGGCGAAGACATGGTCAACATCGCCAATATGATGGGCCGGGCCTTACAGGGCAATGTAGGGGCGTTGACGCGTTGCGGTATCACTTTTTCCGATGCTCAGGCTAATGTCTTGAAATTCGGGACCGAGGAAGAACGTGCCGCTACTATGGCCGAAGTCATTACTCAGAATGTCGGCAACATGAACGCCGTATTTGGGCAGACAAAAGGCGGACAGGCCGCGCAAAAGATGAATCAGATTAACGAAGCCATGGTAAAAGTAGGCCGCAGTGTAGCCGAGGCATTCAACTCCATGAAAATCGCCAGTGCCGATATACAGGTGGCCGGCGTTGAAATCCTGGGCGCTGTCATCATCAAGGTCATGCAGGTAATCACTGTTTTTGCAAGTGTCGTAACCTCAGTATTTGCCGCGGTAAAACCATTTTTCACGGGCATACCTGAAGCTATAGCAAATAACTGGAGCCTTATTGAGCCAGTACTCTTTGGCGTAGCCGCCGCATTAGGCCTTTATGCTGCTGCATCCTTCTTTGCCGCTGATGGGGCATTTGCCCATTTTGCGGGCATGGTTGTTCAAACGGATGCGGCGATAGCACACACCGTCGCCAGCTGGGCTGAAACTGCAGCGCTCATTGCGTTAACCATTGCACAGGACGGGCTTAATGCAGCTATTGCGGCGTGTCCGATTACCTGGATTATTGGGGCTATCATTGCCCTGATTGTCGTTTTTTATCTGGCTATCGCAGTGGTAAATAAATTCGCAGGTACGAATATCTCTGCAACAGGTATCATATTTGCCGCGTTTGCCTGGCTGGGCACGGGCATCATCAATACCATCAAGACCGTGGCTAATGTGTTCATTGCTTTCGCCAATTTCCTGGGCAGTGTTTTTCAGGATCCGTTAGGCGCCGTTGAAAATCTGTTTGCCGATATCTGGAACGCCGTAGCTCAGTATGTAGCTGAGGCTGTCAACTCCATCATTGACATGATTAACAAAATACCTGGCATGTCAAAAATCCATACATTCAGCCATGTCAGTGCGCCTACGATAGCCCGCAAAGAAATAAGCGGGGCTGCCTTTTACATAAAGCCGTTTGAAATGGGGAGCCGGGCAGATAACGCCGCGGCTGCTTATGAAGCCGGGGCTAATCTTCCCGAAACTTTGAAAGATAAATTAGGAGGATTGACCGAAGGCCCTAAAGTACCGACGGCGGCGGATATTGCTAAGCAAATCCCGTCTGCCGGTGATGTAGGAGGGGCTGGTGGCGCTGATGGCGGCGGCGCCGGTAAAGCCAGGGACGCCGTAGCAAAGAATACGAAACGTGCTGCAGACAATACGGATAGAATGGTCGATAAGCTGGACATGACGGACCAGGAAATCAAAGAATTGTGGGATACTATGACGCCTCAGTCGATTCGTCAGTGGGATAATGAAAACACCATTACTATCCAAATCAACAATCAAAACACTATCTCAAACGATGCCGATATAGATGGTATGATGAGTAACCTGGTCCAAGGGTTACAAGAAATGTTATCCGTCAAGCGTAACGGCGTTAGCATTCCGGAGATGACGTAATATGTACTACATCTATCTGAGCTCCATGCAGGTCTCAATTCCGTCGAAAACCATGGAGACCAAAATCAGCAACAAAAATAAGACGATTAATCTTCTCGACACGGGGGAGGTCAACGTACTGAGGAAGCCCGGGCTGACGCAGGTCGCTTTTGAATTCATGCTTCCCAATAGCAAATACCCGTTTGACCAGTCACTCATGGGGTATCAGTCAGCGCCGGCGTATCTTGATCAGCTGGAAGCACTGAAGACAGGTATGCAGCCCTTCCCATTCATCGTGGTCCGCATGAAAGATTCCGGGTCCATGATTAATATCACCAATATGATGGTCACCCTTGAAGAATATACCATCAAAGAAGACGCAGATGAAGGCTATGATATGTATGCCGACGTTAAGCTGAAGAAATGGGTGGATTGGGGAGCTAAAGAAATCGAGGTAAAAACCGATGAAAATGGGAACACTACCGGGGCAGTAACCTCGCCGCGCAGCTCTATCGGGCATGATATCCCGAAGAATGTCTTTGTAAGTACGCAGAAGCCACAAACATTGCAAACGATTCTGCGCCAGCAATTCGGTAAGATGGACAGCACCAATATACTGTTCCGCTGTGCCAAGGTGAATAAAATCTTGATTCCTGCCGTGCTAAAAGCCAGGCAGCAGGTGAATATTGACATGCAACGTATGAAAGACGCAGGAGGGCTGGTGATGTACTGATGGCCGATACAAAGACGGATACAGGAGCCGCAGCAGGCTCTTCGTCCAACACGAAACAGCAAGAATATCAGGTCAACACCTTATCTCAGCCCATCCCGATTACCTATCAGATGGTCATAAGTAATCCGATGACCAATAAAACGCTGCTTGTGGACCCGGTAGGGGATGTGAAGCTTACACGTCCCCTTGACTGCGCCCCGGCTAAGCTGGACTTCCGCCTGGCAAAAGACCCGAATCTCGATTTCCAGGAAGGGAATAAGGTACAGTTTTCGGTGAATAATGAAGTTGTGTTTGCAGGCTATGTATTCCAAAAGGACCATGACAGTGATGATGATATCCGTGTCCTGGCGTATGATCAACTGCGCTACTTGAAGAACAAGGACTGTATCGTCTACAAAAATAAAACGGCTACGGAGCTAATTCGGCAGCTGTGCGATGATTTACACCTGCAGACAGGGGACCTGGCTGATACCGGGTACAAGATTCCTGTCCGGGTAGAGCAGGATAAGACGTACGCAGATATGATTATGCGTGCAATTCAGCTTACGTTCGAAAACACACCTAAGCATCCGATTTACTATATCTATGATGACGCCGGGAAAATCGTTCTGAAAAGTATGGACCAGATGAAGACTAAGGTCTACATCGATAAAAGCCAGATGCAGGGATACCGATACACGTCATCTATAGATAAGGATACCTATAATGCCGTAAAAATCGTACGCGAAGCACCTGGCGAAAAAGGGAAGAAGCTGGTTAATACGGCGCTCATTACGGACGATAACCACATAAAGGAATGGGGCTATCTGATCTATGTCATGCGCCCGGATAAAAAAGATGTCCATGCCATGGATAAAGCCAAAGGTATCATCACGTCTAAGGACCGCAAGACACGGGAAATCAGGTTCCGGGACGTCATCGGAAATACCAGCGTCCGGGCAGGGTCCATCGTGTATGTGAACATGAGCCTGGGTGATATCACCATAAATAACTACATGCACGTTACCAGCGTCACCCATCACTTTGAAGAATCTTTGCATACCATGGATTTGGATGTCATGTACATTGACAAACCGTCGACGTACGAAGTGAAATACAATAACGATGCGGCGGTTATCCGGAAGATTCAAGCCGCGGAGGCGGCGTCTAAACGCAGCCGCGGAGGCGGCCGTGGCTACGCGGCCACTGGCACGTATTCACAGTCCGAACAAGGGGCTTACAGCAAAATGCGTGCTCTTGGGGCGTCCGATGGGCAGGCTTCCGGTGTACTTGGCAATATCCGCCATGAAGATAGTGATTATTCACCATATGCGACTAATGGCACTCATACCGGCCTATTCCAGCTTGATAATGATGACCGGTGGAAAAAGTATGAGGACTGGTGTACGCAGAATGGTATGGACCCGGGATGTAATGACAATCAGATTACATACGTAACTACCGTTGAAAACGGCAATATCTTTACCGGGGACGGCTGCCCATACGGGAAAATCCCGGATGACCCCAGTCAGGCAGCGGATTGGTTTAATACAAATATCGAACGAAGTGGCGAAGACAGCTATGCATCCGGGCGGTGCGCCTCTGCCGAATCCGTCATGAGTGACATTGGCAGTCAGACAATCGGTGTCGAAACGCTGCAATATCCTGAAATTTATGGTGGTAGCTATGGTAACAACGGGACCAGCCCGAACTATGATGGCGACTACACCAATGACATGGTGCATGAAGCTTTCGAGGCCAATGCCGGCCGTGTCAGCCCATACCATGACGAGGGATGCGTCGATACTACGTGCGCCACCGCGTCTTGGTATAACTCAGACATGAAAGACGCGTATGATGCGGGCATCGTTAATACCGATGATCTAATCGGTTTTCTTGAAAACCGGGGGTATACGCTGGAGCCGTTTGACTTTGAAGCCGGTGCAGAACCCGGGGATTTGTTGTTCTATCCGGGGACTGCCCACGTAGTCATTTCCGATGGGGCTGGCGGTGCATTCGGCAACTCCAGTTCATTGGATCAGGCGATGCACTATGACGATGCCTGCAATGCCTGGCACACGAATGAAGCCCCTGCATATATTATTCGCATGCATAAGAAAACATAACTGGAGGTGGTTATATGGAGCACGACTACGCAAGGCTGATTAACATCATGCAACAGATAGCAGCAGCAACCATAGAATCCAGCTCCCCTGTTGACGTCCAGATTGGTGACGTTACATCGACGTCACCTTTGAGCATACGCCTGCAATCAAAATTGGAAATCCCGGAAGAGCTTATCGTGCTTACCAAAAACACGACATGCTGGACCGCCTATCTTACAGTTGACCATATTACCGAAGACGCGTCTGGCGGCAGTGGTGAAGCCGCCTATGCACCGCATCATCACGGGTATGCCGGGACAAAGCCTTTTGTAGTGCATAATGAATTGCAAGTAGGTGACAAAGTCATTATGCTGCGGGAAGCGGGCGGGCAGCGGTATATCGCGCTGGACCGCTGCTACAATCCAGATGAGGGGTGTAAAGACCGATGAATACTATACTACCAATTAGCTCTGAATCACTTATTCCGGATATGTCGCAAAACCCGGAAACCCATCAGACTTCCTATACGTTTAACCTGGACTATGGCGGCGATGGGCAGGTAAAAGGGTTTTGTGATGAACTGGCGGCGATGCGTCAGGCAATCTATAAAATCATTAATACTGAACGTTACCAATACCCTATTTACAGCTGGGATTACGGCATAGAGCTGGCCGATTTGTTTGGCAAGCCTATCCCGTATGTCTATGCTGAATTACAGCGCCGTATTACAGAAGCGCTGATGACCGATGACAGGATTAACAGCGTTACCGGATTCGAGTTTTCGAATAGCGGTATCGGCGGTGGCGATGTACTCGTCAAATTTAATGTAGATACCATTTTTGGAACCATATCTGCGCAGAAGGAGGTGACTGGCGTTGTATGAGCATTTATATGAAAATATGACCTTCGACTTTATCCTAAAGCGTATGCTTAAGCGCGTCCCGGACAAATACGATAAGCGTGAAGGTTCCATCATCTACGATGCCCTGGCACCGGCCGCCATGGAGCTGGCTGAAGACTATATTATGTGCCGGGTCATCCTGAAAGAAACCTTTGCTACGACGGCGGACCGGGCTTTCCTCATCGAACGTGCGAAAGAGTATAACATGTACCCGCAGGAAGCCACCTATGCGGAAGTACTGGCGAAATTTAACCAGGCTATTAGTATTGGCGCCCGGTTCTCTTACGAGCAGCTGAATTTCCGCGTTACTGAATTGGTGGATAGCAGTGAACATACGTATAAGATGGTATGTGAAACCGCTGGCATCCAGGGCAATAACTGCGTCGGTAATATTGTCCCGATTACCAATATATCGGGCCTGACACAAGCCGAAATCACGAAAGTCATTACCCCGGGCGAAGACGAAGAAGATACGGAAATCTTCCGGCAGCGGTACTTTGCCGCTCTGAAATCTAAAGCATACGGCGGCAATGGGGATGACTACAAAGAAAAGATACTGGCCCTGCAGGGCATAGGAGGCGTCAAGGTCTATCGGTGCTGGAATGGTGGCGGGACCGTAAAATGCGTAGTCCTGGGCAGTGATTACAGCCCACTTACAGACGAACGCATCACAGAATTACAAAACACCATCGATCCTACACCGCAGGGTGAGGGCTATGGCATTGCTCCAATCGGGCATGTCGTAACCGTCAAAGGCGCGACGACGGTACAGATGAACGTATCTGCTACGATAACCTGTAAGACCGGGTATCACGTTGCTGACGTTAAAAGCGCGATACAAGCCGCCGTAGAAAATTACCTGCTTGAGCAGCGCACGGAATGGACGAAACAGGATGATACAAAGTCTGTTGTCGTACGATGTGCCTTTATCTTAGCGGCTATCCTGAACGTTACCAATGTCATCGACGTTACAGATTTAAAGGTCAACGGAGAAACAGACCGCATCACCTTAGGTACGGATGAAGTACCAATCATAGGTGAACTTACACTGACAACGGGGGCATGAACTCATGGATAAAAGCATATTAAATCGAACGATAGACATTTCATGGTTATTGCCTCCGGTATCTAGAGACAGCCGTGATATCCAGCAAGTAGCCCAGACCGAAAACGCCGAATTTCAGGATACCTGGAGCGCCTTGTGCTACATATTCGGCGAACAGTTCATCGATTCCATGGAAGGGTATGGGCTGGAGCAATGGGAAAAAATTTTTGATGTTATGCCCAAAAGCGACGATAGTACAGAATCCCGTCGTCAGCGTATCCTTTGGCTCATTGCAGGAACACGGCCATATACCCGGAAAAGCATCCAGGCGATGCTGGATAGTATGTTCGGAACAGGAAATGTTGTATTGAATGTCAACAATAATGCCTATGAATGCTGGCTGGATGTTGCGGGCCCGCAAGTCTATCTCATCAAAGAAATTTTAGGCTTTATTGAGCCAATTATCCCTAAGAACTTGCTTATCTTTTTCCGCAATACAAAGAAAGCTGCGGGTACATATCATATTGGCGGATATATTACATTAAATACACATATCCACATCATGGCGAATACCGATGTTGCTTTTAGTGCGTTTACCGTTAAGAAAAGCACTCGAGGCTATATTAGTGAATCGGGTGCTCTAATTCATATTAAAGGGAGGAATTTATAAATGGCTCAATACCCAGACATTATTACAACTACTGCGGGGCTCAATATCATCAGTCGCGCTAATGCTAATGATAAGGCCGTCATTTTTACACGTGTAGTTGCTGGTAACGGTGATTTATCTACCGATGCTAGCATTGAATCAATGACGTCTGTTATATCAGCAAAGATGGAATTGCCCATAACCAATAAAGAAGATCATACTAACGGGCAATTCACAATTTATGCGTCCCTTTCAAATAGTGACCTGACAACGGGCTTCATGGCTAAGGAAATAGGTGTTTATGCAAAAGTAGACGGTGACACGTCGGATAAATTATTCGCGTACACAAATGGGGGCGCCTATTCTGAATATATCCCTCCGAAGGATATCCCCATCAAAACACAAATCTTGCAGATAGATGTAGCGGTCGGTAACGCAGAAACGTTAAATGTTACAATTAGCGATGATACCTATGCTACACAGCTCGATTTGGAAATGCATAATAGTGCTACAGATGCTCATAGCGCTTTAACCGCCACGATTGATGATACTCTCGTGCCGACGTCTGATACAAACACTATCCGGATCCTGTTAAGCAACTTGGCAAACCGAATTAAAGCTGCTACGGGGGCTAGTGGTTGGAAAGAAGCGCCGGCGGCGACCCTTGCAAGTATGAGTAAAATGTTTGCAAATCTCGCGATGGGGGCAGACGTAACCTGGGACGGGAAAAAGTTTACAAATCATCGCCTCGGCATCACGGGCCTGATGGATCAGAATGGATATATCTGTTTTGGCCCGAATTGTGGGAACCTAATTATACAGTGGGGA